CACACCCATCCGCCTGATACGACGCAGTATTCTTTCAGCACGGATGCAGACATTCCAGCAGCGTTTTCCGACGGCACGGCTATCATGGAGGCGGTAGATTGCAAATACCGATACCAGTTTGTTGTGCCGAGCGGCATTACGCTTGAACAATGGGAAGCTGTATGCGAAGCAGTGCAGGAAGAACGAAACTCTATTATGACGGCCAGAGGATATGACTTCGGCAGCTACGAAGAAAATATCCAGCACGTCATAATTGACGAAACGTGCCGCAGGCTGGGCGTGAAGTGCTACCGCAGGGAGGCCAGAAAATGAGTTATACAGTTGAGCAGATAAACGAGTTGACCAAAGAAAGCGTTCGCCGCGAAAGGGCTCTTGTTGCTGAGTACAAAAGGACACACTCTGTTCCAAGCCGCGCCACGATTTCCACGCCGGAGATTGATGCAGAACGCGCGGAGCAGAAGCGCTTGTATGGTGAATATCTCAAAGCTCTGGCCCAAAACCAATAACCGTTGACCACGATGCAAACCGCACCGTGGTTTTTTCATGCCCAAAAACAGAAAGGAAAGCACAATGAGCAAGAAGATTTTTATTAGCCAGCCCATGAACGGGCGTTTGAATGCGGAAATCTTGCAGGAGCGCGCAGCCGTGATTCGCTGGGCGGAAGATCAGCTCGGCGAGACCGTAGAGCCGCTGGAAACGTTCTTCGACGACTTCGGCCCCGCCGCAAAGCCTCTGGACTATCTGGCCCGGAGTATCGAGTTTCTCGCAAAGGCCGACGTGGCCGTGTTCGCGCCCGGCTGGCAGGATGCGCGTGGTTGTCGCATTGAACACCAGTGCGCTGCTGACTACGGAATCCCCATCATGGAGGTTTAACCGATGGCCAGCTATTTGATTTCTGACGCGCCCTATGCGTCATGGCTTTCTGACGTTCTGGCGCAGCTGGAAGAGCTGAAGATTGACCGAATTGCAATTGCAGCGCCCTTGCCCGGCGGCGAAGTGTTTACCGGTTATTACCACATGGACATGATGGACAAGGCCGTGGTCGCAACGAACATTCAGGCAGATGCCACGTTGGATGCAGTCTGCGCCAATGGCCGCCGCATTCAGGAGGCATGGGAGGAGGAAGGTGATGACGATGAATAAGTATCTTTACCCGCTGTTGGTAAACGCCCTTAAGAAGCTTCTGGGTATCCATTCGCCGTCTGCGATGTTTGAAGTCGATGCCGAGACTATCGATGCCGTGATTGCGGAAAACGACCTTCACGAGAAGCTGGCTCCAAGCGCGATGCGAAAAGCACCGTGCTATTTTTATGCCCGCTACGGCCGCATGAGGCCAAAGAGGGCGCAATATCAGTCTACCTGCGGACTTAACAAGGCAGGGGCAACAAGTCACAGCGACGACTTAAAACGCTTAGTTGCTGAACCGGAGGTATCCCATGAAAACCAGTGAACTGAAAGACCTTGGACTGAATCAGGAGCAGATCGACGCGGTCTTTAAGCTCAACGGCCTCGACGTGGAAAACGCCAAGGCCCCCATCGCCACGCTGACGGCGGAACGTGACGACCTGAAAGCCCGCTTGGCAA